GAATATAGCATAAATGGGTGGTGGTCTTCTTCAACTTGTTGCTTATGGCGCTCAAGATGTTTATTTAACAGGTAATCCTCAAATTACTTTTTTTAAAGTAGCTTATCGTCGTCATACTAATTTTGCTATAGAAGCAATAGAACAAACTTTTAATGGTAGTGCTAATTTTGGTAATCGTGTTACATGTCAAATAACTCGTAATGGTGATTTAATAAATCGTGTTTATTTACGAGCTAGATTTACTAATAATTCTACTAATGCTTCTACTAATATTGAAAATAACGGTTTTGCTTTAGTTCCTTATTTTGGTCTTAAATTATTAAAAACAATTGAACTCGAAATAGGTGGTCAACGTATTGATAAGCATTATGCCGAATGGTTATATATTTGGAATGAATTATCATTACCAGCTGGAAAACGTGATGGTTATTATTTAATGGTTGGTGGTGATAAATATAATCATTCTATTTATCTTGGTGCTCAGCAATCATATACTGTTAATGTTCCTCTTGAATTCTGGTTCTGTCGTAATGTAGGTTTAGCTTTACCATTAATTGCTTTACAATATCATGAAGTTAAAATTAGTATCGAATTTGAAAATGCTGCTAATATTGTAGATAAGAGTGATAATTATTCAGACAAAGCTTTCAAAATGCCTAAAAAGGATGGTTCTATAGATACCACTACTGGTTATAAAAATAGTGCGTTAGGAGGTGCTTCAGCTGCTTTAACTAATATTGCCTTAAATGATGTATCATTATGGGTTGATTATATTTTCTTAGATACAGATGAACGTCGTCGATTTGCTCAATTATCACATGAATATTTAATTGAACAATTACAATTTACTGGAAGTGATAGTATTACCGGTAATGTAAATACTATGAAGAGTATTCGTATGAATTTTAATCATCCATGTAAGGAATTAGTATGGGTTGTTAAACCAACTGTCGCAGCAAGTCCTAATGCTGATTTATACTGGACTAATTTTAGTACTCGTAATGCTGATAATAATGTATATTTAGGAGAAAATCCTATATCAAAAGCTAAAATACAATTAAATGGTAATGATCGTTTTGCTGAACGTGATGGTAATTATTTTGGTTTAGTTCAACCATATCAACATCACGAAAATTCTCCTGATGTATTCCATCGTGGTATTAATGTATATTCATTTGCTATAAAACCAGAAGATCATCAACCATCAGGTACTTTAAATATGTCTCGTATTGATACTGCTATATTATCAGTTTCTTCAAAAGTAGCAGGAGATATTTATATATACACTGTTAATTATAATGTTCTTCGTATTTTATCAGGTATGGGTGGTTTAGCTTATTCTAATTAAACAAAAATAAGATTATAAAAATAATTATAAAGGTATAATATTTGTACAACAATTTGGCTGTTCTTTTCCAATATTTTCTTTTTTATTTTTCGCAAGAGTATTTATTTCTAATAATCTTACTTCTCTATTTTTTAATATTTTTTCTAATTTAATATCATGTGTTGCTTTAATTTTATTAAATTTAATTATATCTGTATTTCTTATATTTTCAAATATACTAATTGCTTTAATATCTTTATTATAACCTTCTATTGTTTTATGAATTTCTTTATATATTTCTTCATTTAATTCATTAGAAGTTTTAAAGAATTGAATTAAATCTTTTTGTTTATCATATAAATTTTTATAATTAAATAATGTATCATGTATATTTTTTAATTTATCCATATTTTCTTTATAATTCTTAAATTTAGCAATTGAACTTAATACTGTTAATATTGTACTTATAGATAATGATAATACATTAATTATCAATGATATAGTTTCTGTTGATATATATTCAGATATTTTTGAATTTTTATATGTTGTATCATAATTAATTATTGTTAATCTTATAGCCTCTACAAATGTTATTATAGTTGATAATACTAAAATTGCCAAAGATATATTATTATATCTATAATATAATGTATCATATTTTGAAGATATTATATATAAATTATTAATAATTTTTTTTTTATTATTTTTTATAATTAGTAATAAATCATTTATCTTATTATTTAAAGGTTTTATATCTAAATCTTTATCTTTATTATTTTCATCTATTATTATATTTACTAAATCAGCGGTTGGTTTAAATTTATTATTTTCATCTTCACTCTCATTATCTGAAGATATTATATTAATTGTTTTAAAATCTTTATCATTATTTATAGGATCTATTTTAGGAGAATCTTCATCATTTAATGAAATCATATTTAACATTTCTATGTTTTTCTTATTATTATCATCCATTATAATTATATCTGATTATTAATAATAAGATAATTATAGATAAAATAACGATAATTAAATCACGTATATCAAAACATCTTTTTATTTTATTTTTCTTATTATATATTATATTAGCTAATTTTATTGAATTACTTATAGCAGATTCTACACATGTAAATGAAACCTTATGTTTTCCGTTATGTGTTCCTAATGTATATAAATTTTTATAATATGGACTTACAAAATTTATATAATCATAATTTGGAACTTTTATATAAGATTTTTCATTTGATATCCATTTATTATCATAATAATAATTATTTATAAAATAAAGCGATTCTTCTGGTATATTTTTATATATAAATCTTAATTGTCTAAAAACTTCATTCTTTAATTCTTCAGGATCTTTACATTCATTTGCTGATTTATTAATATAACTAGATTTAATATCAGTATATATTACAGCACAACTAATAACTGTTTTAGAATTATATTCTTTAAATTTCATATATTTACTCATATTAGTGGTAAGTAATCCCCATTCTGTTGTAATATTAAATGTATCAATATCATCAATTAAATCTTTTAATAAACTATTCCAATGAAATGTAATAGATATATATTCGTTATATTTAGTAATATTTGAATAATCGGTTAATTCTTTAAAATCGCCAAAAGAATTTTTTAATTCAGACTTTTCTAATAATTGTTGTAAATTTTCTGGCGGAATAGCAAATATAAATTTTTTAGCTTTTAATTCTTCACCATTAGTTAATATTACTTTTTCTATAATATTTTTATTTGCTACTATATCTTTTACTCCATTATTAATTATAAAATTTACATGATTTATTTCTAAATATTTTTTCCAATATTTAAATAAACCTTCATCATTAGGTATTTTAGGTATATAAACAGAATATAATAATGTTTGAATAGTTATATTAATAAATTGATTTAATGATATTTTATCACAACCACCACCATCAAAACTTCTACACATTAGATCAATTTTATTAATAGTATTTTGTGAAAAATTATTATTTATCATATAAGTTTTCATTGAAATATCTATACCATGATCATTAACAAAAATAACAAAAATAAAATCTCTTATAATATATAAAAGTTCTGTAAATGAAAAAATATTAGTTTCAAATAATAATTTATTAGATACATTAATAAAAGAATATGATTTTGAAAATATATCATAAAAATTTAAATTCATAGATTTTAATATTTTAATAAAATTTACATAATTATTTATATAAATTCTAGGTCCATGTTCACAAAAATAATATTCATCTTTATATTTTTTTCTATTTACTTTATGACATCCTCCAATTGTATTATCTTTTTCTATTATTAATATTTTTTGATTAGAATCTGCTTCTATAGAATAATTAGCAAATGCTAATCCAGAAACTCCTGAACCTATTATTATAATATCATACATTATCTATATTATTAATTAATTTTTCTTTTTAACATTTACATTTACTTTATTTTTATTTTTTACAAATACACTAGGATCATAAGGTTGTTCATTTTCTTCTTCATCATCATAAAATAATTTATTTTCTTTTTTTTCATTTTCTATAGCACATAAATTCCATAATTCAGGTGAACATAATCTAAAATCTCCCACATCTCTAGCTTTATACCATTTGACTTGATCATCTATTTTATTAGTTTGTGTTTTATTATCTATAACTAAACATGAATAATCAGTTGTACAATTATCCATTACTTTACAAAATGTATGAAAATCATTAAAAAATCCAGCATAGTGATTATATAATTTTTCTCTTTCTTTTATAGTATTATTATTAAAAATAAATACATAATCCATATTAGCTCTTAATATTGGTGGTAAACCTAAACAATATTGCATAGTAATTAAAAAAAATATATTATAATGTCTTCCATTCATAAATATACATCTAATATTTTTATCATTTTGCCAGCTTTTATCATATAAACAATCATCTAATATTAAAAATGCTCTAGGATCTATATCACTCGTTCCATATTTTTTTATTTGATCATTTCTTTGTTTATTTATTTTTATTTGTCTATTTAAAAAATTTTTTATAATATCTGGGTGATATTCATCATATATTAAAAAATTAGGAACAAATTTTTGAAAAAATTGATTTGCTTGTTCTGTAGGAGAAATTACTACACCACATGGAATATTATTATGATATGATAATATATTTCTTAAACAATAACTTTTACCTGAATTTCTGCGTCCACACATCATTACTACAGAATCTGGTTTAATAATTGAAGGGTCAAATTTTTTAATTTCTAATTTCATTATTAACTTTATTTTATAATAATATTTATATCTTAAATGCGTATATTTTTTATTGTTATTATTAAAGATATAAATTAGAATAAAAAAATGGAATATTATATTATATCTTTAATAATAACTGTTATTGTATTTGGTATAATTCAAATAATAGAATATAGAAAAATTTCTTATGAAAATCAATATGATGAATATAATGAAAATACTTATTCATTATTTACTATAAATAATTGTTTATTATTTGGTATTATATATATTGTAATAACTATAGCTTCTTATTTATTATATTCTTCAAATTTAAATTTAAATTTTGGATCTTATTTTAAATCTAAAACAGTTGATACAAATAATATAAATCAAAATATTAAAGAAGAAATAAATCCAGAAGTTATATCAAAAATACAAGATAATTTTGAAATTGGATTAGATCCATTTAACTCTGACAATTCTAGTAATGATTCTGTTTCTATTTCATCAAATAGTGATAGTGATTAATAAAATATATATTTATTATTAAATATATATATTTATAAAAAAATGATTAATTAAATATTAATAAAATTACATAAATATGTTAAAATATTTAGCGATTATCATCATTATTATTATTACGACAAATATTGTAGATGCTAGAAATAATCATATGAAAAATTATATGAAAAATTTAAATAAAAATATTGTTAGTTATTGTAACAATCAAGCACTTTTAAAAACAAAAAGTGAAGAATCTTATAATTGTATGATTTCTAATAATGATTGTAGTCATATTGATAATTTTACTGAATATATGAATATTAGAAATGAATGTATTAAAGAAAAAAGAAATTCATTTACTGTTGGATTATTATATGCGTTATTATTGATTATATTTATGGGATTATTTAGTTGAATTATTATTACTAAATAGAACTGTTATTAAACTATCATATGTTAAATCATAAATTTTATTTTGTGGAGTTTTATCATAATTTTCTCCACTAAAATCAGCTTTAATTATTTTTTTTATATCATATTTAAAATTAAAAAAATCTGCTAAAATAATTAATAATATAATATAAAAAGCATATAAATAGAAAATAAAGAAAATATCTTTTAAATGTATTTTAAATTTATTAGGATAAAATGATAATATTGGTAAAATTTTTAAAACAATTAAAACAATAAAATATTTGAAAGAATTAGATAAATTTAATTTTTTTTTGTAAAATAAAACTATAAGTAATATTATATTTTGAATAAATGTTATTATTAAAGCAAATAATGGATTAAAATATGTAAATAATTCAAATTTATATAATAAATACCATATAAATATAATTAAAGAAAATGTTATATCACTAATTAAAAATAAATTAAAATCTGTTATTTTTAAATCTTCTCCTTTATACTTAAATGTAATCATCTTAATATGTATTGTCTATTTATAAAAACTAATTTAATAATTATCTCAAAAAATTATTATAATTAAATAATAAAAATCTTTAATTATTCTTTATCAGTATCATCTATTATTTGTTCAATTTTATTATAAAGTATAGAAAACAGTGATTCTCTTTTTATTTCAGCACAATGTAATGTTGTGATAGAATTATAATAATCTTGAATTATTTTTTCAGTAATAGAATTAAATCCAATTATTTTTTCATAATTTTCATCAACAATTGAATATAAACTTTTATCAGTATTTTCATAATATTCTTTAATGATTGTATTAATAAAAGTAGTTTCGTCAAAATTTGTAGATGTCATATGTATATATATTATAATTATTATTTTTAAATAATACAAAACCATTTAAAGAAGATAATAAAAATAAATAATATGAAATACTTTAATTTTCCTAATTATATACTATTTTCATTTTCTTATAGTAGTATCAGAAAACTATATTATACAAATGATATTAAATATAAAAAAATAACTAAAGAAAAAATAGAAGAAAGGCCTATATTATATATTCATAAATTTATTCATTTATTATTTGCTGGTGTTACAGGTATATATATTACACCACTTCATTTAATAAATGATATTGAAAGAATTGAAATGTATACAAGAAATATAAAACCATTTGAAGAAAATAATAAAAAGAATGAAGATATAACATTTTTATCTGTTTTACTAGATACTCATGAGGTAAATTAATAAAATATATATAAGAAATTATTAATAAATATTAATTGACTTTTAAAAATAATGATTATAGATGATTATCTTAAATATCAAGAAGAATATTCAAAAAAATATGGTGAAATGACTATAATATTGATGCAGGTAGGATCATTTTTTGAATTATATTCAATAGTTGAAAATTGTTCATTTTTATATAAAATAAGTGATATATGTAATATTCAAATATCTAGAAAAAATAAAACAATTAAAGAAGTTTCAAAAAACAATCCTTTAATGGCTGGATTTCCATTATATGTTTTAAATAAATTTATTCAAATATTACTTCAAAATAATTTTACAATAGTTTTAATTGAACAAATATCTCAACCTCCCAATCCTGAAAGAAAAATAACAGAAATTATAAGTCCATCTACTAATATTAATATTCTTTCAAAAAAGAGTAATTATATTATTGTTTTTTATTTTGAAATTATAAATGATTTATTAATAGTTGGTATTAGTGGTGTTGATTTAACAACAGGTAAATGTTTTATATATGAAAATGGTTCAACAAATAAAGATAAACAATTAACATTAGATGAATGTTATAGAATATTATCAATTTATAATCCTAGTGAAATATTATTACTATCAGAAGATATTGATGATTATAATAAAAATCAAATATTAAATATTTTTTCTGGTATAAATTCATTAATTCATAAAAAATTTAATAATTATGAATTACTTTCTTATATGAAAAAAATAGATTTTCAAAATAAAATTTTAGAAAAAGCTTATGAAAATAACACAATGTTATCTATTATAGAATATTTAAATTTAGAAAAATATAATATTGGTAGAATTAGTTTTTGTTGTTTATTACAATTTGCTTATGAACATAATACTGATATAATTAAAGAACTTAATATTCCTGAATTAATTGAAAATTCAAAAAATTTAACTATTGAATATAATAGTGCTTTACAATTAAATATTATTAGTAATAATGATAATGAAAAACCTTTATTAGATATTTTAAATAGATGTTCTACTGCTTTTGGTAATAGAAGTTTTAAAGAAAGATTATTAAATCCTATTAATAATAAAGAAGAATTAATATATAGATATAATAAAATAGAAGAATTATTAAAAGATGATATTTATAAAAAAATATACAAAAATTTAAATGGTATTATTGATTTAGAGAGAGTAAAAAGAAAAATATTATTAAAGAAACTTCATCCATATGAATGGAATTCTATTATAAATTCTCTTGAAAATGGAATAGAAGCATTTAAACATATAAATGAAATAGATGAAATTAATAAAATTAAAGAAATATTAGATGAATTAAAAATATTAGAATTAGAAGAAACAACTAAATATAATTTAAATGAAATAAAAACAAATATATTTATTAAAGGTTACAATGAAGAAATAGATAAATTAAATGATATTTATAATAATAATTTAGAAATATTAAATAATTATGTTAATTATATTAGTAATATTGATGATACATTATGTAAATTAGATTCTAATGATAGAGAAGGATATTTTATAATAATTACTAAAAAAAGATATGAAAATGCTTATAAAAAAGATAAAAATTATATGTGTAAATTTGATAAAAAATTAATGACAAATAATACTACATATAAAATAACATCAAAAGAAATAAATGACGCATCTAAAATTATAGAAAATACTCAAAATGAAATACAATTACTTATAACAAAAGAATATTTAATATTTCTTGAAAATTTTATTAATAAAAATAAAAAAAAACTAGATGATATTATAAAAAAATTATCAGACCTTGATATTTATACATGTAATGCTCGTAATGCTATTGATTATTGTTATCATAAACCATTATTAGATTTATCTGGTTCTAATTCATTTATTAAAGCTGAAAATTTAAGACATCCAATTATAGAAAGATTAATTAAAGATATTGAATATATTGGTAATGATATTTATTTAAATCAAAATGGTATATTATTATATGGTATTAATTCATCAGGTAAGAGTTCATTTATGAAAGCTATAGGATTATCTATAATTATGGCACAATCTGGAATGTATGTTCCATCAACATCTTTTATATATTATCCTTATACTCATATAATGACTAGAATATGTGGAAATGATAATATTTATAAAGGAATGAGTAGTTTCGTAGTAGAAATGACAGAATTAAGAAATATTCTACAAAGGGCTGATAATAATAGTCTTATAATTGGAGATGAAATCTGCTGTGGTACTGAAGCTATATCTGGTATTTCTATAGTTTCAGCAGCAATAAATGAATTAATAGAAAAAAAGGCATCATTTATATTTACGAGTCATTTACATGAATTAACAGATATATCGATAATAAAAGAAAATATAGATAAAAATTTGAATATATATCATATGCATATAGAAATAGAAGAAGATAAAATAATTTATGAAAGAAAATTAAAAAAAGGTCAAGGATCAAATATTTATGGTATAGATGTATGTAAATCTTTAGATATGCCTTTAAATTTTATGAAAAATGCTGAAATTATAAGAAAAGAATTATCTGGATTAACAAAAACTATAATAAATACAAAATCTTCAAATTATAATTCATCATGTATAATTGATATATGTGAAATTTGTAAAAAAAATAAAGCAATTGAAACTCATCATATTAATTATCAAATAAATGCTGATAAAAATGGTAATTTTTCTAATTTTAATAAAAATCAAAAACATAATTTAGTATCAATATGTGATGATTGTCATAAAAAAGAACATAATGGTGAAATAGGAATAATAGGATATAAACAAACAAATAAAGGAAAAATATTAGAAATAGATAAAAAGGCAAGAATTTATAAATTAATAAAAAAGGGAAAAACTTGTTTTTATTATAGAAAAAAAATTACAGATAAATTTATTGAAACAACAGAAGATGAATTAATTAAATTTTATAATAAACAACTAAAAACATCTATTAAAGAATTAACAAATGATATTATTGAATTAATTTTCGATGAAAATTATTAGTAAAATTATAAAAAATTGATTTAATTATTTTTATATATATAATAACATTAGCAATTAATGTTATTTATTAATCCTAAAATGATAGAACCAACTACTCTTTCTATAGGAATTTATATTATATCTAAAACACCAACTACATTACAAAATACACATAAATATTTTAATAGAAATCCTTTATTAGTTAAGAAAAAACTATGTAAATGGATATTAAGACATCATGAACCTTTAAGAGATACTATAATTGATGAATATAATGATCAATTATTATATATCGTAAATTTAATAAAAATAAATCCTTCAATATTTTTACTGTTATATATAATCGCATTATTAGTAATAATTATTTTTTGAATTATTTTATATTAAGAAAATAATTATATATTTACATAATTATTTTTTTATGATTTTAAAAATAATTTTTATTATTCTTATAATATATATTTTATATTTATTATATGAAAATGAAGATAATCAATCTTATTTAAGAACTATTGAAAAAGATGGTTTTGTTGTTATAACAAATCCTTTTAATAAACAAGAAGTTCTTAAACATTTACCAGAAGGATATATTTTTATTGATTATATATATGAAATTAGAGGATGTTCAATATCTACTTTTCATCGTGATATAACTTCTAGTAAATATATATTTAATACAACATATCCAGTTTATACATATATTATTTATCATAATACAGGAAAATTATTATCAATTGCTCCTAATAGTCATTTAACAACACCTTTTTTATGGAATAGAGCATATACAATAAGAGGTTTTGGAAATACAGGTATATTATTTGATTCAGATTTAATACATGCTGGATATTTTAATGAATTTGGTGAAAAAAGACATGCTTTACAATATAAAATATGTCATAGAGATGATTTATATAAATTAAATTATTTAATAGGTACAAATAAAATAAAAATTGGTAAATGTTATAGTAATTATTATTATGAATATTTTTTAAGAAAATTATCTTTAACATTTCCTTATATTTTTAATCATTTATTAACAAATTTATTACAGGAAAAACCAGAAAAAGATAGTATATTTGATTATTTAATTAGTAAATATTATATTGGTGATTTTTATCTAAATTAAATTGCTTCACAATCAACTCTTATTGGATTTATTTTTATTATATCTGGATTTTCAATTAATGATGATAATATAGAACTATCTAATCTATCTGTATAAGCATTATTTTTTTCAATAACTCTAGTTATATTCTCATTTTCTATCGGTATTGGTCTCGATTGATATATTTTATTTGGATTTCTTATCGGTTCAGCGCATTCATGAATATCTATTTGTTTATTTATTTGCATATTAATATCTGTTTTATCTACACCTTTTGATGTTCCTGCTCCTTTTGCTATATATTTACCAGCATTATTTTGTATTAATTCTCGTGTTCCATCAATTTCTTGATTATAATCAGCATCTCTATCTGTTGGTATATGTGTTACAGTACTTTTAAGAGTACCATTATATTGACAATGTGAATATTGTCTTTGTGTATTTTTAAAATTAACTTCTTTATTAATATAACCTCCTAATAAACTATTAATTATACCTGATATAAATCCATATTCATTATTATTATTACAAACTGTTGTTTCTTTAACTGTTCTTTTTGCTATTATTTTTGGATCATATGTATAAGTACTATAATATGTTTTATTATTTATATTTCTAGCAGTATCATATTCGGGTAAGGTTTGTCTTAATGTTGTTTTTGTTTTCATACCATTTTTATAATATCCAATATCTCTAACTTTAATATTACCATCATAATTATCATGTATTAAAGTTTCTTTAACAGTTGTTTTTTGATCATCGTATAAATCTGAATATGTTTCTTTTGAACCTGTTAAATTTAAATTTTCAGTATCATGAATAGTAGTTTCTTTAACTGTTGTTTTCGTATTATCATATAAAGCAGAATATGTTTCATCTGATCCACTTAAATTCAATTTGTCACTTTCACATATTGAAGTTTCTTTTGTTGTTTTTTTAGCATTATCATAAAGAGATGAATATGTTTCATCTGATCCACTTAAATTCAATTTATCACTTTCACATATTGAAGTTTCTTTTGTAGTTTTTTTAGTTTTATCATATAACGCTGAATAAGTTTCTTTTGATCCAGATAAATTAATATTTTCTGAATCATGTATAGTTGTTTCCTTTGTTGTAGTTTTAATATCATCATATAATCCTGAATAAGTTTCTTTTGATCCAGTTAAATTAAGATTTTCTGAATCATGTGATGTTGTTTCTTTAACAGTTGTTTTCATTATATGATTTACAGGATCATATGTAGTTTGTTTTTCAGGACTTTGTGGAATAGCATTACCATATATACGAGGATTATCTATAAAATATTCTTTAAAAGTTATTTTAATAGCATCTGTTACAGGTGCTATCATACCTTTAAATACCGAAGTAATATTAGCAATAGGAGTTTCTTTTTTAGATATTTCATGTTTTTCTGTATCATATACTAATATTGAATTTTTACCATAATTATCATCATTATTAAATTGTTCTATTTGATTTTTACCAGAACCATAATAATCAATATGTGTACCTATTCTAGATGTATCTTTAAGATTTTCAATTGGTCTTTCACTATCTTTTTTTAAATATGATAGTCCTTTAAACCAGTTATTTTCAGTTTGTGAATATGCTCTTTCTGGTCTATTTTTAGAAAAAGGTGTAACTTCTCCACGTTTATCTATAAGACTTTTCATTGGAGCTTGAATTGGAATTTCAAATATAGTATTACGTTGATCTGATTTAGGTCTTAATTCATCAATATCTCTAGGTTTAGCATAATTAAGAGTATCTGCTTGATGAAAACCACCACTACCTTCAGATGTGTATCCTTTATTTAAACCAGGACCAACTTTAATAGATTTAATAGGATTATAATTATTTTGAATATCTGTAATATTAGTTCTATCTCTTAAAAAATCACTATTATTATTCATACCTCTTATAAGACCATTGTCAGAAGTAGGTTCAAAAAAATTTTGAACTTCTGTTTTTTTTGTTTTATAATCGTTATATCCAAACTTTTCAAAAAAATTTTGATTATTTTCTAAATTTAAATTTTGTGTAACTCCTTTTCTTAAAAAAGGTTGCATATTTCCATGTTTAAAATTTTCAATTGGTATATTATTTCCAGTTAAACTTTTAATATTTTTTGATGGTATATCATTATATTCTGTTGTATTCATAAACATATCACTAGAAGCTGGTAAAGGAACAACGCCTGTTTTAAAAGGATTTTCAGCTTTTTTATAAGAATTATTTGCTAAATTTCTTTCATAATCTCTTGTTTTATTATAATAATCAGAATTATAAATATTATCCATTGATGGTATTTCATTTAATATATATTCCATTATTATTTTAATCTACAATAATATAATAAATTAAGAACTATATATAAAACCAAATTCTTGTGTATCTAAAGTATCGTCATCATTATCTTCTTCTTCTAATTTATATTCATTATCATCTTCTGGTTGATCATCATCTAAAGTTCTAATTTCTTTATTAACTTTAGATTCATTTTCATCATCATCATTAATATTTAAACCTATTTTTTTCATTTCTTTTATAATATCTTTTTCTTCTCTACTTTTTTTATTTAATGCTGCTATAATTTTATCTTTATTAGATTCTCTTATTTTATTAATATAATCTAATTGATCTTCTTGTGTAGGCATTGTACTTGTATTTATAATTTTAGTAATTTTTTCAACAATCGATGATGTTATTTTTAAAAATACTTCTTTAGAAATTTTATCATTTTTTGGTATTAATCTGATATTTTTATCTGTTATATTTGGATAAGCAGGTAAACATATACCTCTTATAACTATTATTGTAATTATTTGATTAATTTCTGTAATATTATCATCAGTTATAATAGATGATAATTTATCTAATTCTTTTATAGTTTCATTTATATTAGATATATATATTAAAGAATCTTTCTGTAAATTAATATATAATATATGAGAAATTGCTAATAAAATTTGTTTATAATTATTAAAATTATATTTTTTAGTTTTTATAATTTCATATAATTTTTTAGAAATAGCAGGTAAATAACCATCATAATGATTAGTATAAATTTCACGTAATTTAGATTTTATTATATTTATATTTTCAATATTTATAATTGTATTAGTATTTAATTTGAGTGATTCAAACCAATCATTTAAAGTTCCTGAATAAATATTATCATAACTAATATAATTATTAATTTCTTTAAACTCTATTATTTTTTTTTCTTTATGAGGTTTATCAATAAAAAATCTTTTATATCTTTTTTTATTTAATACTCGTTGATTAGCAAATATTTTTTTTGCTTTTAATATATCTTTTCTTTCTTTTATTATAAATGTATCTGCTGTAAAATTTTCATCTATTTGTTCTAAACAACATCCTAATAAATATTTATGAATTTTTTGATATTTAAATGAAGGCATATATATTAATGCTTCAATAAAAGAATTTAATAATTTATCTTTTAATTTATCATCTTTCTTTTTTAAAATTTCTATTAGATGTTTACCTGTTTCAAGTCCTTTATTTTCTTTCTTTTTTTTAATAGCTAATTTTTTAAAATTAGAAATATCTTCTTCATAATTTTTATTTAATTTTTCAATTATAATATTTTTATAATCTTTATCTATTTTATAATATTTATTATCATTTTCTGAAAATTCTTCATTAAAAACTTCTTTAAATATACATAATAAATAATAAATGATACCATCTTTTTTACTCATATCATAAGGTGCTCCATATTCATTCCATAATTCTATACATCCTAGATAACATTTTTCTCTAATAAATAAAAGATTATCAGATAATATATCATATTGTGTTAAGATAGCCCATTTACATATTGCTTCATAAATCATATCAATTATAATTTTGATATATTCGATATTAGCTTCTTTTATTTTTATATCTTCGTCTTCACTAGTTAATACATATTTAATTGTTTTAGATGCTAATTCTTTATAATAACTTTTATTATAATCACCTTTTATTGTATTTTTAATAATAATTTCTTTATCTGGAATACCACGATAAATATTAAAAAGATGTGTTGTTATTAATTCATAATTTATAGGTAATTTACTTAATTTATTCATTTTATTTATAAAAGGTAGTACTATTTTAAGAGCATCACTATATCCTTTTTCAAGATTATGATAATATTTATTAAATTCATTATATTTATCTTTCATATTATCTTCATCATCACTATCTAATTCATTAACATCATCATTTTCATCAATATAAACGGCGTTTTTTTTAAATTCATTTATAACTACAGGTGTACCTTGATAATCATTAATATCAGTACCTTTTTTAATTTCAGCTTCATCATGTTTAAAAGTAAAAGAAATATTAAAAATATCTTTATAAGCATTTAAAAGAATATTATATTTGTCTTCAATTTTAGTAAAAAGAGTATTAATTTCATTTAAATCTAAATTTAAAGTATTTTTCATAAAATTAATAGAATTATCAATTGATAAATTTTTTCTAACTTCTTTTATATTTTTAATAATTTCATCAATATTATCTTCTTTAATATTATCAATAAGATTTGATAAATCATTTATAATAGGAAAATATTCTGTATCAGTTTTTTCATCAGTATATGTTTTAATTAATTCTTCAAATTTTTTAGAAAAAGTCAATGTAATTTCAGATAATTTTTTTGAATTATTTAAAAATTCAAAAAAATAAAATCTATTATTTTTTATATTTACTGATTTTATTCCATTAATTTTTGAATATTTTGCTGGTAAATATTCTTCAGTTTTTATTTGTAATTCTAAATATTTTTTTAATTCATTAAATTCATCTATTTTAATTATATCTAAATCTGTATTAAATTTTTTAAATAAAGCGTTCATATTACCATAATGATATTCATCTTTATCTATTTTAGATAAAGGTAAGTCAATTTTATAATTATTTATTAATTCATCAAATGATTTATTATCTAAAGATTGTTTATATTCATATTTTATTTTATCTTTATCTGTAATTAAATGACTCGCGATTTTACAATTTAAATAATCATCATTTAATATAACAGGTTCATAATAATAAACACCTAAAATAGGAATATCTCTTTCATCATCTTTAAATAATATATATTTATCATTAGAATATTCATTTGTTAAATCAATTATAGTTTTAATTTTTGTAGAAGGATTAAATTTTATTTTAGTACTATCATTATCATAAATAAGAGGAAACCATATTTTATTTTTATTTTTTAAAGCTTCTTTAATAGGTTCTTTATTACTATTTTTAATAGTAGTAATAAATTCTTCAATATCAAAATTAATATTATCATCATCATCAAGATCTTTAAAATTATTTCTTTTAGCATCAGCAACAATTATAAAATTATTAGTATTAATTTTATTTTTTTTTTGTTCAATAATGGTAGTAAATAAATCTAAAAAATTATCTGCTTTAGATTTTGATTTTAAAAAATTAAAAAGATAGTTATAAATTTCTTCATTAGAAAAAGCAATAAAATTAGGATTTAATTTAATTATTTCATCAAGTGATACTATTTCATAATATTCAATTTCATCTAATTCTTCTTCTGCCATTTTCTATAATAAATGAAAATAAAAATAATTATACACAACTAGCTAAATTTCTATTACAATTTAAAACATAATTAGGATTATTATAAGAATATCCTGGAGCATAATTTGTATTATTTTGATTTAAAGTAGACCATTGTTTAAGATCATTTTCATTATTAGGAGAAATATTTTTAGGAAAAAATTTATCAAAATTATCTGGTTGTTCTATTAATGGAACATGATTATCTTTAGCAACCATTCTATAATTTATACCAATTCTATCAAAACTTTCAATTGCTTTATCTTGAGGATTCCAACATAAAGGATCAAAACGATTAATACCTGTTTCTTTTAAAGTACATGGTGGATTAGATAATCTACAACTTTCAGTAGGAGTATTACATTTTCTAATATCAGAATTAGTTTTTACAGTACATCCTGTTGATATATATGAATTAGGAGCATAAGAATCATTATTACATTTAGAATTTTTATAATTTAATCCAGATAATTCACTATTATCATCTATTGCTTTAGACATACTACATACATTATGACCATAATTTTGATATCTAACAAAAGGATCATTTGGTAGATATTGATTACAATCAGAACAATCATTATATGGAGAATTTAATTGATAAATGCCTGGAAAAATAGTTCTTTTTAATTCTTCTTGATAAGAACTATTATCATATTTTAATCTAGTATCATTAGGATTAAACATTATTTATTCTAATTCTAATAGAATAAAAATAAAAAAAACTTAACAATTATGTATTTTAATAGGAGGTGGTAATGGAACTGAACGATACATAATAGATTGACAACTTGGTAAATGATTCATATTTGTATTGATAGGCATAGTTTTATCATTATTTACTACATTATTTTCAGATGGAGTATATAAATTATTATAACATTTAGATAATATTCTTGTTTGTCCTCTTAATTCACTATCTAAATCAACTAAATTACCTTGTATATGAGAAACAGCAGTACCTCCAACGAAACCTAATTCGTGCATACATTTATCTTTATGTTCATATCTATATGGAGAAAGAATATGTCCTAATGTATTAACACTTGTTTGTAAATCTATTTTATAAGAACAAGTATCATATTTTGTTCTATTGAAACTCATAATTCTATTATAAATAAATATTAATATTTTTATTTAAAAATTGTTTCTATTAAAATTTTGTCTATTTATATATGAACGAGTATCTTCTCCTCCATTTGTCCATATAGGAACAATATTATCTGGATTTTGAATGTCTTTTAAACAATCTACTAATGGTACTGGTTGTTTTAATTGTAATTCCATTAATGATTTTCTACAAATACCAGAAGTTGTATCTGATCCAGATAATATATCTAATTCTTTTGATGTATCACCACTACATCCTTTTAATTGTGGCGCATCTGTAAAAATTCTTCTAGATAATTGAATTCTACATCTATCACGTGTAACTAAATTATCATTTTTAATAAGATCATTATAATTATCAATTAAACAAGAATCAGATAGACCATAACCAGGTCTACCTCTTAAATTAGGATGATCATACATAAATTGAGGAACTCTAACATCAGGAAATTTACAATCTAATAATTGACTAGATTTTTCATATGTATTATAATTAACAATTTTATCATTTTGATAATTTTTATAATCTTGCCAACAACTATCACTACACATATTATTTTGATAATCAAAATAGGTATTAGTCATAATCTAATAATAAATTACATAATATTATTATAACATTGTTCTCCATTATTTTCTTTACATGTAGGTTTTCTAAAATATAACCATTTACTAAATGATTCTTGATCATTAGGAATAGTAGTAGCAGGAACTGAATAAAACTGACGTTCTGAAAAATTTCGTTCATAAATATCAGTTACATCTTTATATACAGGTGTTTTAAAATAATTATTAATATCATTTATTATATTAATATCTTCAATATTACACGATTTTATATTATTTGTATTGTTAAAAATATTAGGATTCATAAAAGGATTATCTCTAGATGGTTTTACACAATAATTATTATCAATTATTCCAATATTATTTATATTTAATTTTTCTATAAATTTATTTTTATTATTTTTATTAAATAAATAAATATAATAAAGAAATATTAAAATAATAATAGCAAATAACATAAAACTAATATTTCTAAAAATTAATGTTGAAATAAATGCTACAAATAATATAAAATTTGCTATAATTAATAATTTTTGTTTAAATGTTATATTATTATAAGAATTAAAAAGAGTTATCATTATTCTATTATAATAACTACAATAAAAAGAAAATTATTAATTTATTTTTTTAATTTCTTTCTTAGTTCCTCTCTTTTTGCTAAATTTCTTAGTCCTTGTTTATTTATAGCTGTTTTTGTTTTTTTACCTCCTGGCTGTCCCATATTCATAGCACTCATCATTTTCATCATATCAGCCATATTAAAACCACTATTATCATTACTCTGTTGATTTCCAAACATTGATGGAATCATAGAAGCAAATTTCATTGCGTCTTTCATTATTGCTTCTTGATTTAATTCACCTGACGAAATTTTATCAGAAACTTTTGTACCAACTGTACTAAATAATTCACCTAATCCACTTTCTTGACTTGCTAATGCTTTAAAAATATCTCCATCATTATTACTAATAGTATCTTTTAATTTATTAATATCAACATCTTGTATAATTTCTTTAGCAATTTTACCAATAGTAGTATCTTTTAGATTTTCCATAGCATCATTAGTTGTATCTGATTTAACTTTATCAGTTTTCATAGTATTTAAACGATCAATAATCTTTTTAAATTCTTCATTATCTAAATCAACTTTATCATCAAAAGTTTGAAGAATTTTTAGTATAGTATTGGCACTATCATCACTCATATCATTTTTAAAAATATAAAATGTACTTAAATAATGATGACATAAGAAATTATCTCTAAGTAATTTTGAAATATCTCCAATAGAAATTTCTTTAAATATTTTAATATCTTTTACATTATCATTTTTAAGCCAATCATCACTTTCTTCTTTAGATAATTCTAAATAACTCTTCCAGAAATCTTCATTACATTGTTCTTTTAAATAATTAAGATATTCATCTGATGTTTTATCAAATTCTTTATAATGTTCTTTCATACTAGTCAATACTCTATTCGCCGTTGTACTATTATCTTTATGTTTTTTAGCAATATTTCTTACTTTTGTAAATAAATCATAATAATATTGATTAAAAATAACAATAGATGAACTCATATAAACTTATTTTTCTTTATATAAAGAATATAAATATATATCCTTAAATAATTTTTATTTTAAATTTTTAAATAGACTATCTCTTTCTTTTGTTAATTCTTCTAATGACGGTAATTTTCTACTATCTGATTTGGCAGCCATTGCTTTATATTCATCTTCTAAATTATTAGTATTGTTATTAGTATCAACTAAATCCCATCTATAAATTTTATCATTATTTATATTCATTGAATTTATATTATCATCATCTATATTACTAAAATTATCAGTTAATATACTACCTAAACTAAAAGCAGATGGTTCATCTGGTATTATTTCTTTATTTAAAGGGATAGGTGAACTAATAGAAGAATTATCACTATTAGTAGTATTAGTTTTTTCTCTAGTATTATTATTTGTAAATAAATAACCTCTATTAGGAAGAAGTAGATAATCAAATACTGCTTTACCATAAATTATTTCTTTTGATGGAATAAACATTAAAGCAGGAACATTAGTAATTTTATTTTTTAAAATATTTATTTTTGAATCTATACAAACTAATTTAATAGTTTTTTTAGTATCATGTTTTTTAATAGTTTCTAATAATATTGAACAATGTTGACAAGATAAACTATAAAATAAAATCATTTATTTTATTAATGATAAATTAAAAAATAAAAAAATGACATAAAAAATTATAGTTAATTAAATAAATAAGAAATAAATGTTTAGTAATTATGTTTTTGATAATAAAGCTAATAAACACTCATTTACTATTTCTAATACAGATTTAAGTATTATTAATACTATTAGAAGAATTATTTTAACAGAAATTCCTGTTGTGGGATTTTATGGTGAAGATAAAGATGAAGATTATACTATTGAAATTATTGTTAATACAGGTCCTTTACATAATGAATTTATGATACATAGAATTGGTTTAATTCCATTAAATATATCAGAAGAAATTACAGAAGAATATAATGATAATGATTATGAATTTGAATTAAATGTTGAAAATAAAACAAATGATATTATTAATATTACAACAGGTGATTTTTTAGGAACTTATAAAGATAAAAAATTATCTAAAACTGAACTTGATCATATTTTTCCTACTAATAATATCTCTAAAAATAAAATATTAATTACTCGATTAAGAGGCAATGAACATATTCATATTAAAGCAAAAGCTATTAAAAGAACAGGTAAATTAAATGCTAGTTTTTCTCCTGTATCTTTATCAAATTTCTATTATGAAATTGATACTAAAGAAGCAGATAAAAAAGATAATGTATTAGATAAAGAAAGAAGTTATTTTAAAGATGAATTTGGTGAACCAACAAAAATTAATTTTCAGATTGAATCTATTAATGCTCTTTCTTATAAATATTTATTTAAAAAAGCATTAGAAATTATTAATGAAAAATTAGAAAGTTTAATTATTAAACTTTTAGCAAAAGAAATTGAAATTAATAAAGTAGCAAATTGTGATAATTCGTTTGAATTTAAAATTTTAAATGAAGATGATACATTAGGTAATTTAATTCAATCTATCGTTCATAATAATTATATACGAACTAAAAATAATAAAAAATGTTCATATGTCGGTTATATCTGTCCTCATCCTTTAATTAGTGAATTATTAGTTAGATTTACATTAACTTCTAATGATGAAAATGAATTTTATGATTTCTTTGTTTATAATTGTAGAGAAATTATAAAAATAATTAATGAAATTAAAGAAGAATGGACTAAATTTACTATTTAATAAACACGATGTTTAAAATATACAACAACATTCATATTACAGTTATTAAAAAAATTATACATAATATAATCTTTTAAATTTATCGATGATGTTAGAATAAATGTTCTTTCTTTTTTATCCTCATTAATAACTGTATCATAATATTTAATTAAATAATATGGCGCATTATTATGATAAATGCTTTTAATAAATAAGTCTGTTTTTTCTTCTAGATTAGTATCTAGTTCTCCAGTTAAAATATATTCAAAATGCGACATTATTATATAATTATGTTGTCAAATCTTTAAGTAGTTTATTATAAATATTATAAGATATTTCAGAATTATTTCTTTTTTCATCTAAATCAAAAATGTAATCATTATTATCATATAAAATTGTTCTTTCAGGAATAAATTCTACAAAATTGTTATTTAAAGATGCTGAAATTACATTAGATTTTAATAAATCATTTTGAGGTATTACACCAATAACTTTTATTAAAATAAAATAATGTTTCAATGGAGAAGAAATAGCTATAATTTTAATATGACGTGCTAAAGGTTTATTATTTCTATATATTATTACATCTATATCAAGAATATACATATTTCCATCATCTATATTTTTTTTATATCTATTTAATGTTTTATCAATAATTTTAAAATTATCATTATTTTCCAATTTAAAAATATCATTATTTAAACCTTCTTCAAATTTATTAATAATATTATCATAGTAGGTTCTTAAAGAAGATAAATAAGAAATATCATCAGGTAATTTCCAACAACTCCAATTCATACCTTCTAATAATTTAATTTGTTTTTCTATATTATTTAATTTATAAATAATAGCAAATTTTTCATTTAATTCACTGTTATCATAATCATATATACTTAATTTTTCATTTTTAGCTTTTATATCATAAGGTAAACAAGAATATAATTTATTAAAATTTGTATTATAAATATTAGTATTAATATAATTTTTATCAGTAAAATATTCTATTTGTTTAGTTATAATAATGTAAAAAATAATAATTATTACAATAATAAAAATTATTTTAATAATTAACATTCTCTATAATTTATAAATTATATTTAATTTATAGAATATATAATTAATATGATACTAATACCTATATTATTTTATATTTTAATTATATTAATTATATTTATAATTAAACCGCCTATTTTATTTGATAAAAAAAATAAACTATTATCACTTGATTTTATATATCCTTTTATAGCAATTATATCATATTATTTATATTTATTGTTATTATTAATAATTAAAGAATAAAATTCATATTATAAATAAATGATAAAAGAATGGATAAAAACATCTTATAATAATTATAATAAATTATCATTTAATTCATGTATTTTTATATCAGGATATTCTGGAACAGGTAAATCATATTTAATTAATAATATTTCTAAAGAATTAGATTTATTTATAGTTAATATTAATTCAACAAATTGTTCATCTTCTGTACAATTATATGATTTATTATATAAATCATACGTGTCATCATTATTACAAATATTAACAAATAATAATCAAAAAAAAATCATAATTATAGATGATTTTGATATATTAATGGCTTTTGATAATACTATAAATTTAACATTATTTAATTTTATTAATAATAATACTAATAAATTAAAACATATACCTATAATATGTATAATAAATATTGAATTAGTAAAAAAAATAGGTGAAATTAAAAAAAAATGTAAAATATATCAAATTCCAACTTTATCGGAAATTGAATATTTTAATATATTATATGAATATAATAATAAATTATCATTTAATGAATCTATTGATATTATTATAAAATCAGATTATAATATAGCAAATGCTATTAAAATAGTAAAAAATATAAATTATAATAATACTGATGAATTATTAATTATAGATGATTTATATGGAAATAATTTTAATAGAAATAAATTTAAGGAAATTATATTAAAAGAACAATGGATTATTCCATTAAATTTTCATGAAAATTTAATAAGTGAAATTTTAAATAATAGAAAAGGAAATAAGAAACTAAAAGAAGATTTTTATAAAAAATTTATAAAAAATTTTTGTTATTTTGATGTATTAATGTTTAATAATAATGAAATAGGTATAGATATATTTATATCAACTACATATGGATTATATGATTTTTCAATAAAAAATAAAAAAGAAATATTAAACAATAATTTTACTAAAATGTTAAGTTATTTATCATTACAAAAAAAAAATAATAAAAATTCATATAAATCAAATTTTTCTTTAAATAATATAGGCAATTATCATTTATCTATTGTGAGTAAAAAATTTAATTATTAATTTATTATAATTAAATTAATAATGACTGAAGATAATATAATTAAAACAAAAACATATATATTAAAAGAATTGAATTATTTAAATAATTGGTTAAAATTCAGGAATCCAAAAAAAATAACAATTAGAGCAAATGATTTATTTGATGAATATAAATTATTAAAATCATCTGATTCTTCAGTTTTAAGAGAAAAAGTTGGAGAACATTTATTAAATAAAGTAAGTATGCTAAAAAAAATAATTGACGATAAAATTGATAATATAAATGTGTTTAATGATTTTATTAAAATAGTCAAAAAAGAATTTAATGATAATTCGGTTATTATGAAGAATATTGATGAGACTGTTAAATTACATAAACAATATATTAATGATTTAGAAAAAGGAAAAGATATTATAGCAAAAATTTAAATTAGAAGAAAATTTATTTATTATTATTAGATATAGAATATATTATGGAAAATACTACGCCATCAACTAATCCATTTAGTAGTTTTACTGAAGCTATAAATTCTGGTAATAATGTTATAACAAACACAAGTAGTTCACTAAAAGATCAATATGGAGACTATTTTAAAAATAATTATATATATATTGGATTAATAGCAGTTGTTGGTTTTTGTTTTTTAGTAGGATGGTTTTTATATAAAATAATTACTACAAAATTATTTTTACAAATTAGAGAAATATCTGAAGATACTAAAGTTCCCATTATTGGTACTGAAAAAAAAACATTTAAATTTGAATATGAACCTACTGGAAATGGTGAAAGACGTAGTTTTAGTTTTTGGATATATATACATGATATGAATAAATATGCGGATACTTATAAACGAGTATTGTGTATGTCTAAAAATGTAGATGAAACTAATTATGATAAATGCTCTCCTTATATATTTTTAGATAAAACTCAAAATCGTATGTATGTACGAATTGGGTCAAAAAATTCAAGTAATACTAATACATATACTAATATTACTGAAGGAAATCTTGATAATATTATGACTACAGGTATAACAATACCTTATATTCCATTACAACGATGGGTTCATGTAGCAATTGTATGTAATGCTAATTCTTATAAAAATTATATTTATGCTTATATTGATGGAGATTTAGTAAATACTACAAGTTCTAATGAAATTGATAGATATATTCCAAATTCTAGTAATAAGAAGAATTTAACAAATATGGATTTAAATGTTAGTAATGTATTAACAATAGGAGGTGCTCCGTCAGATTTAACAAATGGCAATGGTTTTTCTGGATTAGTATCTAAATTTACTACATTTAATTATGAATTAAATCAAAAAGATATATTTGATGATTATTATACAGGTCCTATTGGTGGATTTATGGCTAAATTAGGATTAGGTATGTATGGAATTAGAAGTCCAATCTATAAATTATAAATTATAATATATATAATTAAAATAGAAATGTTAAACACTATTATACAGATAATATTGGCTTTATTCTTAATATTAATAATGGCATTTATTGCTTATTCTATATATGATAATGAATATATTAAATCTATTAATATTTTTAATACAAATAAAAAAGAAACAAAAATATTTACAGGAGTATATTCATTTGATAAATCAGGAATTAGAGTTGAAACCGTTAATAAATTAAATCCTTATTATTTTGACTTAAATCCATCAATAAATCAAAACGGTGGTGCTGAATATTCATATAACTTTTGGTTATATTTTAACATAAATGATAAAAATGCTAATAATATTTTTACAACAGGAGGAGCTGAAGGTACTAGAACTGCTGATGCTAATTATATAGTATTATTTTATAGAGGTATTAGACAATTAATACCATATAAACAATTTAATTATTCATGTGATACTTTAGGACGCGATTTAAATCCCAAAAAATACATTCTTGTAAAAAATCCATTAGTTAAACTTAATAATAATGGTAAAGAACTAGTTATTGAATATAATAATTTAAATACACCTGATACATTTAATTCTACAGCTACGCCAATGAATTGTACAGCAGTATCTGCTTATGATAATAATAAAAATAAATTAGGAATAAAAAATATTGATACGAAAATGTACAATAAAGTATATAATATGATAACAATTGTTATGCAAGAAAGTCCTAGTAATGAAGATGTTTTATTTCAAAATAGAACAAATTGTAAAGTTTATTTTAATGGAACATTAATAGCTGATCGTTCAACATATAATAATGATATTATAAATGATACAAATTCTGTTAGAGTATCTACTACAATGAAAAAAAATATAGGTAATTTATATATAAATCCTAAAAGTCATTTTAAGAATTCTAATAGATCGGATTATTTAGGAGCTACTGATAAAGATAGTAATAGTAATAATGATATAGTTGAATTAACAGAATCAGATGGTATAACAAAAGATATTCCTTTAAAAATAGCTGATTTATCATATTTTAATTATGCTTTATCTATGGATGAAATACTTGTATTATATAATAAAGGATTTAAGAATGAATTAGCAGATATAATAATTAAAAATAACGCTGCTGTAAATAAGGATATAGTAATAGGAAAGAAGATTAATTTAGATATGTATAATGCTAATAATACAAATCTTCCAGTAGAATCTATTTAAATTTTATCAAATTATTAATAATTATAAAAATATTTATTAAATGGTTGCTGGACTAATACAATTGGCTACATCAGGAAGTCTTGATAGTTTTATTACTATTAATCCAAATATAAGTTATTATTTATTTGCTTATAAAAGACATACTAAATTTGCTTTAGAAACAAAATTATTAGATTTTGATAAGACTATAAATATAGATGGAATAAATAATCGTTATAGATGTAGTATTGATCCTAATATAGGAGATTTATTATCAAATTTATATTTTATATATACAATACCTGAAATATATTCAACAGATAATTATAGATTTAGATGGATTAAAAATTTTGGAACATTATTAATTAAAAGAGCAGTATTTTATATTGGATCAACTATAGTTGATAATATATCAGGTGAATATTTATTATTATCAAATGAATTATCTTTATTAGTTAAAGATAATTATGATGATATTACTGGAAATATAGAAGAAATGTATAATCCATCTATACCAATTCCTGTTATTAAAATAAATAATAATCGATTTGAAACGATGAGATATCCATATATAATTCCTGATAATATAAAACCATCAATATCTGGTAGAGAAATAATAATACCATTAAGTTTTAATTTTACAAAAAATCCATCATTATCTATATTATTAGCTAGACTTCAAAATAGAAAAGATATATATATAGAATTAGAAATAGAGGATATTGAAAATTTATATCAGGTATATTCTAAAGAATTAGATTTATATATTAGTCCAAAATATTATAATGAATTATATTCAAATCAAAAATCAATAAATATAAATGATTTTATCAGAACTTCAAATAAAGATTTAAAAGCTAGAATTGAAGGAACATTTGTATATTTAGATAATTATGAGAGAGGATTAATGATGATATCACCTGTTAAAAGTATATTATTAGAAAGAATATTTATATCAAATTTTGAAACATTAATATCAGGAAATAATTTACGAACAACGATTGAATTAATGGGAGCAAATCATCATACAAAAGAAATAATGTGGATATTGAGAAGAAGTGATTATAATAAATATAATGATAATTTTAATTTTACAAATAATATTCCTGAAAATATAAATAATCCAATTATATCAATGGCTAATATATATTTTAATGATAAAAATATAATGGAAGATAAACCTGAAAATTTCTTTGGAAAAATACAACCATATCAGTATCATTCAACTATACCAAAAAGAGGTATATATATATATTCATTTGGTTTATATCCTGAAAAATGGCAACCATCAGGTAGTTATAATGGGGCTAATGTAAAAACTTATTTATATGTATATGTAAAACCGGCAAATAATGATGTAATAAATAATAAATTAATAAAATTTAATAAAAACATTTATAATTATGATTATTTAATAAGATATTTTGTAAAAAGTTATAATGTATTAGAATATATTGGTGGTAATGTTGGAATTAAATATGCTTAATTATTTTTATATTTATAAATAATAATAAATATGGATTTAACATTATTTATAATGATAGTCTTATTAATAATTACAATATTATATGGTATTAATATATTAAAAGATGTTAAACATGATATTAAATCAATTAAAGGTGATGATGATAATAATAATGAAGAAGATGATATAATAAATTATATAAAAAATAGTCTAGAATATTTAAAGAATTTATTATAATATTTAAGAAGTAAATGAATAATTATTAATAATTATATATATGCCAAGAAAAAAAGTAGTAACAGATGTTGTTATAAAAAAACAAAATAAAAAAAATATAATAGATTCTATGATTAAAGATAATGAAAATAATGAAGAAGATATAATTCTTCAATTACCTATATCTCAAAATAAAGTTTATAATATTATAAATAATATTAGTGATACTAAAATACTTGAACCAACACCATATGAAAATACATGTTATTTTACAAATGATTCTGAAAATATATCATGTGAAAATGAATATTATCAAACAAATACTTTTAATAAAAATATTTCATGTTGTTATTGGTGTTGTCATTCAATAGATAATAATTATGGTATGCCTTATAATTATGACACTATAAATGATACATTTTATACATTAGGATCATTTTGTTCTCTTCAATGTGCTAATGCTTATAATTTTTCAACAAATTCAGGAAGTGATAAAGTATGGGAAATTAATAGTTGGATACAAATGATAGCAAGAAGATTTGGAATTAATAATATTATAAGACCAGCACCTTGTAGATATTTATTAAAAATGTTTGGTGGTAATTTATCTATAGAAGAATTTAGAGAAGCTCATATTAATACCGATAAAACATATATTCTTAATATTCCTCCTATGATTTCTATATGTTCTACCAGTGAAGTTATAAATACTTCTTATCTAAATAAAAAAAAATGATTTAAAGATTATAATTCTTTATATATCGTAATTAAATCAATTTAAAGAAATGACGGATATCTATTTTACTCCATATAAGGTAAGTACAATTACATGTAATGTTGATATAGGAGTAAATATTGATTTAATTACATTATATGAAAATTTTATGATAGGAGATAAATCAAATTTTGTATGGATATATTATCCTAAAATTATGGATAAGGATAATAAACGAGGAGAATATCCTAAAAAAAAGAGAAATGTAAAAAATTCTGTAACAAAAAAAACGTCATTTGATAATCAAGTAACAGTATTATATAAAAGTGATAATTATCCTAATTTGAAGATATTTAAAAATGGTAATATTCAATTAACAGGAGTTAAAGATGAAAATAATGTAGAAATGATTGTTCAACAAATTATTAAAGAAATAAAAAGAATATATGAATTAAACCCTGAAATATCAAACACTGATGATTTTATAAATAAAATAGGCTTCTATAATTTTCATATTAGAATGATAAATACTGATTTTAAAACATATGGTGATATTAATCATACTGAAAAATTCTTAATTAGAAGAAAAGTATTACATAAATTATTAATAAGTGATTTATATAATAATAAATGTAGTTTTGAACCTGGTAAATATCATGGAGTTAAATTAGAATTTTTCTGGAATAAATGTAAAGAAAAACAAAATGGTTTATGTACATGTACAGATTATTGTTTTGGAAAAGGTAGTGGAGATGGTAATAAAAATTGTAAAAAAATAACAGTTGCTATATTTGAAAGTGGTAGTGTATTAATTACAGGAGGAGTTTCATTTTCACAAATAGAAGATGCTTATAAATATATAACAAATATATTTAGAACACATAAAGAAGAAATAAGAAAAACAGATTTAAATAATTTATTAATTTAAAGTAATAATTTCATCTATTTTTTTTAAGATATTATCAAAATCGGAGATTATATCATTTTTATAATATAATTTAATATCTGTTTTATTTAAAATAATAAATTTTAATTTAAATGATAATGTATTATCTTTTAATTTTAATAATCTAGTACATATTAATTTATCATTAATATCATCATAATAGTCATCATAAATATCTTCAATATAAATATTATTTTTAATTACTTTTTTTTGTAAATAAATATCAATATATTCAATTGTTTTATAATCAAATAATTCAAATAAAATTAATTGAATATCATTATAATTATCATATTTATTTTTTCCAATAATTAATTCAATTTTATTATCTTCTTCATAATCAATAGGAAAATATTCATTAAAAATTAATAAATTATCATAATATTTATATTTATAAGTATTATAATTATCATTATATTTAATTGATAATTTGATACTATCTTTAGGAACAATTTTTTTAATAAATAATCTAATATCGTCCATTAATTATATTATTATTAATAATAAAATTTATCATTTTTTATTTAAATATTTAAATATATGATATAGTTAAAAAATAATATGAGTTATATTCGTAATATTTGGTATAATTTATTAGCAATCAAAAATAATATAATAATTAATTTTATATTAATAGGAAATATTATATATCCAAGTTATTTTAATGATATACTCCTTAAATATAAAAATAAAGGTGATGATTATTATAAATATATTTTTTTATTAAATATAAATAATAAAATATTTAAAAAATATAATATTGATATTTTAGATAAAGGCATAGAATTGTATAATAAATTTAAAACATTATCATTAACTAATAATAACGATGATAATATAAGTGAAATTAGTGATATGAGTGAAATTAGTGATATAGATTAAATATAGATAATTTCATGACATAATCCTAATTCTTTGGCTTTATTAGCATCTATTATCATAAATTTTTTATCAATATTATTAATATATTCATTTGTCATTTTAGATTTAGTTTTTAGAATTTCTTTAATTTTTTTTAAAATAAGTTTTGTATTTTTAATATTATCATCTAATAATATACTATAATTATAAAATGAATATAATAGATTACATATAATATAACAATGAGAATACATTATAATTTTATTACAATGTAAAATTGGAAGTAAATTTTCTATACTTATAGGAACATCAATAATACCATATTTATAACTACTAATTCTTTTTATTTTTGGTATTAAATTAAATGAATTAAATATCATATACATATTATTTTTATCATCATCATCTTTATTTTCTGTATCAGTACAATTATTAAATGTAGTATAAATAATAGTAGGATATTTAGTATTTATTTTATTAATATTATTATTAATTTCTTCATTTTTCATATTACAAGAAATAATTAAATTATTAATATTTGTAGAACTATTTAATAATTTTAAAATATTTATTTTAGTATTTTCTTTATTAATACTATTATAATCAATTATTCTATCTACAATACCTTTTTTTAAACAATATATAGAATCTAATAATAAATTGTGTTCTAATAAATCATGTAATTCTTCTTTTTTAAATAAAGTTTTTTTTAAATATAAATTAATAATATTTTTAAAATAACTATCTATTTTATTTATATAATTCAATATTTTTTGTCTACCATCATTTAAATATCCTGTTATTCTATATTCATGTAATAAACAATATGAATATTTATTCATTATTCTATAAGGACTGTTAATCAATAATAGAGTGGCTATAGAAAAACAGTAATTATCTACTATAGTTGCTATAGGAACATTACTTATTTTAAAAATAGTTAATAATTTTAATCCATCTTGAAGAATACCACCCATAGAACTAATATGAATTAATATTGGTTTAGGATTTGGTTCTATATTAATATTTCTTATATCTTCAATTAATTTATCTATTTTAGAAGAATCAATATCTCCTGAGATATATAAATGATTAATTTTATCAGAATAAAAATCAGAATCATGTAAATTTTTAAAAAAATTTATAGATGCTTCTTCCATTTTCTATAATTATATATATTTTAAAAAATATATTTAAAGATTTACGATTATTATTTATTAAAAAAATAATATTATATGTCAAAAGAAGATACTGTGATTTTAGGTGCTGATATCGGTACAACAAATTCATGTTGTTGTTTATATATTAATGACCGTGTTGAAGTAATACCTGATTTTCAAACAGGATCACGAACTATTCCATCATATATTACATTTACAGATGATGAAAAATTAGTAGGAGATGCTGCTAAAAATATTGCTACAATGTATCCAAAAACAACATTGTATGATATTAAACGTCTTATTGGTAGAAAATATAGTGATAAAATTGTTCAAGATGATAAAAAACTATGGTCTTTTGATGTAGAAGGTGATAGTAATGATAAACCGTATGTGAGTCTTGAATATAAAGATGAAAAGAAAAAACTGTATCCTGAAGAAATCTCGGCAATGATTATTTCACGACTCAAAGAAACAGCTGAAGCATATCTTGGTCATGCTGTAAAAAGAATTGTAGTAACTGTTCCTGCTTATTTTAATGATAGTCAAAGACAGGCAACAAAAGATGCTTGTATTATTGCTGGTATGATTCCTGAAAGAGTTATTAATGAACCTACAGCAGCAGCTCTTGCTTATGGTCTTGATAAAAAATCAGATAAAGAAATGAATATTTTAATTTTTGATGAAGGTGGCGGTACTCATGATATTTCTATTCTTACAATTGATGGAGGTATCTTTGAAGTAAAAGCAACTGCTGGAGATACTCATCTTGGAGGTTCAGATCTTGATAATCTAATTGTTGATTATTTGTGTGATGATATTAAAAAGAAACATAAGAAAGATGTTAAATCAAATCCAAGATCACTAAAACGACTAAATATTGCTGCTGAAAAGGCTAAAAAGAATTTATCTACAGCAACTTCAACAACAATTGAAGTAGAATCATTGATTGATGGAATTGATTATTCTACAGTACTAAGTAGAGCTAAATTTGAACAATTGGCTGATAGTTTTTTTCAAAGATCAATGGAACCATTGTCTAGAGTTCTAAGTGATGCTAAATTGTCAAAAAATGATATTGATGAAATTGTATTAGTTGGTGGAACTACTAGAATCCCTAAAATTCAAGAAATGTTATCAGCTTATTTTAATGGTAAACCACTAAATAAATCACTAAATCCAGATGAAGCTGTAGCAATGGGTGCTGCTATTCAAGCTGCTATTTTATCTGGTGGAAATAATTCAAAAACCAATGATCTTTTACTCTTAGATGTGGCACCTCTTTCACTAGGTATTGAAACATCTGGTGGAGTAATGACTAAAATCATTGAAAGAAATACAACAATTCCAACTAAAAAATCACAGACATTTTCAACATATTCTGATAATCAACCAGCTGTAGATATTAAAATTTATGAAGGAGAACGAGCATTAGTTAAGGATAATAATCTACTGGGATCATTTAATCTAAGTGGTATTCCTCCAATGCCTAGAGGACAACCTAAAATTACAATTGATTTATCAGTAGATGCTAATGGTATTCTAGAAGTAACAGCTAAAGAAGAAAGCACCGGAAAAACAAATAACATTAAGATTACAAATGATAAAGGACGACTATCACAAGAACAAATTGATGAAATGATTAAAACGGCAGAAAAATTTAAGAAAGAAGATGAAATTCAAAAAGAAATTATTGAAAGTAAAAATGATCTAGAAAATTATTTATATGGAGTTAAAAATTCATTATCTACAAAAGCAGAAGGAGCACCACCTAATTTTGACGAGGTTAAAGCAGAAATTGATCCAATTGTAGATGAAGGATTAAAATGGTTTGAAGAAAATACAAAAGCAACAGTAGATGAATATAAAAATAAGAGAAAAGAATTAGTAGATAAGATTCAGCCTCTACTAATGAAACTTCAAGGTAATATGGAAATGCCTCCTAATTTTGATCCAAGTATGTTTTCTCAAAAACCACCTGAAACAGAACCAGAAACTAAAGAAGATAATATTGATGACTTAGATTAAATTTATTTTTTTATTAATATTAATAGTTTATCATTATCCCAACCGGGAGATTTTCTATAAATATGATCTAATGTACAAAAATAATAATCTTCAAAATTATTTAATATATTTTTTAATTTATCGTAATAATCATTTTCATTATATGATAAAAATATATCCTCAATAATTAATATTCCTCCAGGTTTTAAATATTTATAAGTATTTTCTATTATATTTATTTGATCTTCTAATTGATGAGTACTATCATCAATTATAATATCAAATTGTTTATCTATTTTATCAAAAACATCAATTATTTGATTTTTATTTTTTATATCTAGAATATTTAATATAATTCTATCTGATTCATAGTTATTTGTAAAATCTATTAAATATTTTTCATTATTATCAAATCCATAAATTGTAGAATTTTTAAAATATTCTTCCCACATTCTTAAAGAAGCTCCTTTATATATACCTATTTCACCTATTATTAATTTTTCATCTTTTTTATTTTTAAATAATTCATCATAATATAATGTATAAGGATGACAATGATCATTCATATAATTTTGTGAAGATTTATCTGTATTATATTTTTTACCTATTTCACATAATTCACATTTTTTATCATTATAATTTATTTTATATGATTTCATTTAGTTTATTAAATTAAAAGAAAAATAAAATTATTTATTATCCGTAGATCCAAACCCTCCTTCATTTCTTTTTGTCGTATTTAAATCTTTTTCACTTACTTCCTCTAGATTTACATATTCCTGTTTTTTAATTATTAATTGACAACATTTAAATGGATAAGTAATATCAATAGCATCATCTGCTATTTTAGTAAGAGCAATATATAAATTACCTCTATAACTATTATCAATAATACCTACACTATTACTTAAAATATATCCAGATTTACTAATTGAACTTCTTGCTACAATTTCAGCATAATATCCAAATTCTAATTGAATTTTAATTCCAGTATCATATAAACCTGTTCTTGAATTATAATCTTTAACTTTATTAATAATACTTAAATCATATCCGACATCACTCCAATTTTCTTTTGAAGGAATCTCCGCATTTTCATTTACTCTAATAAAACAACATCTAGGTAAAGATAAATTATAATTAGCAACTTTAATAGAATAACTATCATTATTAATTTTATTATAAATTTTTCCTAAAAAATCAGTACTAGAACATCCATACATATATGTTAAATATCCATCAATTACAATATATGGAATAGTCATAAAATCACCAATCTTATGACTATTTTCATTTTCTTTAATTAATACATTATCTGTTTCAGTATCATTTGTAATATAATTATATTCATATAATCCTCTGATGTATTCATATTTTAAATTATCTGACCATTTATCAAAATTTTTATTATTTTCATCAATATCTTTTAAAAGATCATCATTTAAAATTGTCATTGAAATAGTTTCAGTTTTTTCATCATAGAAAATATCAACAATATTTTTAAATAATTCTAATGTTTTTTTATCATCATCAATACAAATATCTGAAAATTCATAACAATTTTTAGCATATGCTGAATGTGTATTTTTAATATAATTAAAAAATCCTAAACAATATGCTTTTTCATTTGTATCAATTAAATTTAAATAAGAAGATGTCATACTTTAATTATTTTATTATTAAATAATTCTTAAATATAAATTTTAATCAAGAGGACTATCTGTTATAGTAATTCCACAATATTCTACATTTTTTAATTTGAAATCTTGTTTTTTATATATTCCTATATTTATACTTTCTTCTAATATCCATTTAAAATTACTCCAGAATTCTTCTGTATGACCTATTGATATTGAACATACATGTGCCATTTCATGAAGAACTACAAACATCATAGTATTTAAATCCATTAATTTATTATTAGTTCTTAAACATAATACAATCTGTTCTCCTTTATTTATAGAATAACTTGTATATTTAGGATCATCTATACCTTCTTTAAGTCTATCCGGATTAAAATTACTTTTAAATCTTTCAATTCTATCATCCCTTGGATACGTTTTAATTAGATGATTTACTAATAATACTAATTTTTCTCTTATTTTTGCTATTAGATCAGCTGCTTCTTGAGCATCATCTTTTACTTGTACTTCATATTTTCTATTATCAATAGTAGATACAACTTTTTCTATTTTAGAATGATAATGATATTGATATAATAAAAATATAAATATAATAAAAAGACCTATTATTAAAAAACCTTGAATTCCTATTTCCATTCTATAAGATAATAATAAAAATTGATTTTATTTAATATAAAAATTAAAAATATATAAATATTATGAATATATTTCCTAGATCTGAAATTGATGAATTAACTACTACTGATAATGAAATTTTAATACAAATTACAGATTGGTTTACTCCTGATAATGATAAAAATAAGATGGATTATGAATCTAGTGATAAATATACTATATATATTTATGGTACAACTGATAATAATATTACAGTATGTGCCAAAGTAATTAATTATAAACCATTCTTTTATGTAAAACCTCCTAAAGAATGGCAAGAATTGGATTCTAGAAAATTTAAAGAAAAAGTTAGCGAATTAGAAAGAAAATTATTAGAAGATACTTATGAAAGTAAATTTAAAGGTAAAACATATACTAATAGAATTATACCAAATAATAATAGAGAATATTATGAAAATATTGAAATTGTAAATAAAAAAGATTTTTGGGGATTTACTAATAATAAAAATTTTAAATTTCTTAAAATTGTTGTTAGTTCAATGAAATTATATAATAATTTAAAATATTATTTTCAATCAGATCAACCGATTAAAGAAGGATTTACTTTATATGAAAGTAATATTGAACCTTTTCTTAAATTTATTCATATTAAAAATTTAAAACCATGTGGTTGGATTAATATTAAAAATTATACATTAGATGATGCTCCAGATACTATATGTAATTATAATATAACGGTTGATTGGAATAATATAGAATCTGTAAATATTAATAAAATAGCTCCTTTAATTATTGCCTCTTTTGATATTGAATGTACTAGTTCTCATGGTGATTTTCCAGTAGCAATTAAAAATTATAAAAAATTAGCACAAGATTTAGTATATTTAACTAAAGCTAATTTATTAGATTATAAAAAAATCATTGATTATATTTATAATGCTTATACTGATGATGTTATTATAAATGATTTTTATAAAATTCATAGATTATATTCAAAAAAACCAGTAGATATTAAAATTAAAGATAAATTAAGAGAAAATTTAGAAGGTATTAAATTTATTTTAAATAAAATTAATGAATTAAAAATAGATGATATTGAAGAAGATGATGAAGACGAATTAGATGATGAAGATATTAAGTCAAAAAAATTAACAAGTAAAGAATTTAATGAAATAGAAGAAATATTAAATAAAAAATTAACAGATATTCTTCCTGAATTAGAAGGTGATAAAATTATTCAAATTGGTACCACTGTTCATAAATTTGGTTCTGATGAAATTGTCTATAAAAAAATTATTACATTGAATTCATGTGATTTAATTGAAAATGCTGATGTTGTATGTTGTAATACAGAAGATGAATTATTAATGAATTGGAAAAGATTATTAAATACTATAAATCCAGATATTTTAACAGGATATAATATTTGGGGTTTTGATATTGAATATATATGGAATAGAACAAAAGAATTAAAAATTAATGAAAAATTTAGTATCGGATTAGGTAGAATTAGAAATAGACAAGTTTCATTAATTGAACAAAAATTATCATCATCAGCATTAGGTGATAATATATTTAAATTATTTGATATAGAAGGAATTATTTGTATTGATTTATTTAAAGTTATTCAAAAAGATTATAAATTAGATAGTTATAAATTAGATAATGTAGCAGCAATTTATGTTAATGAAAAGAAAGATGATTTAAAACCTAAAGAATTATTTGAAAAATTTAAGGGTAATTCTAATGATAGATGTATTATTGCTAAATATTGTATTCAAGATTGTGCTCTAGTTAATAAACTTATTCATAAATTAAAAATTCTTGAAAATAATATTGGAATGGGTAATGTTTGTTTAGTTCCTTTAAGTTATTTATTTAGAAGAGGACAAGGTATTAAAATATTTTCATTAATTGCCAATGAATGTATGAAAAAAGATTATTTAATTCCAGTAATTAAAAATTTTATAAGTGATGAAGATGTTGACGGTTATGAAGGCGCGATTGTATTAGAACCTAAACAAGGAATTTATTTAGATGTTCCTATTGTAGTATTTGATTATGGTTCATTATATCCGTCATCTATGATTTGTAGAAATTTATCACATGATACATATGTTATTGATAAAAGTTATATGGATATTAAAGATGAAAATGTAGAAATAGTTAAAGTAAGTTATGATTTATATGAAGGTTTAGGTGATAAAAAAAGTAAAATAGGTGTTAAAGATTGTTATTTTGCGAATTATAAAGATGGTAAAAAAGGTATTATTCCAAATATTTTAGATATGTTATTAAATGAACGAAAAAATACAAGAAAAAAAATAGAATATATTACTATTATTAAAAATGATGGTAATACTATCTCCGGATTTCCAGAAGAAAATGATAATGAAATAATTTTAACAAATATTGAATTAAATACTAAAATAAAAATTTTAAAATCTGATATTAAAAACAAAATAAATACTTATAATAAATTTGAATGTGCTGTATTTGATGCTTTACAAAATGCTTATAAACTTACAGCTAATTCATTATATGGACAAATTGGTGCTAGAACTTCACCAATTTATTTAAAAGATATCGCGGCATGTACTACATCTACGGGCAGAGAAATGATAATGATAGCAAAAAATTTTGTAGAAACAAATTATGATGCTGAAGTAATATATGGAGATACAGATTCTATTTTCTGTAAATTCAGATTAAAAGATAGTGATGGAACTGAATTATATGGAAAAGAATCATTAAAATATGCTATTAAAATAGGTGAAGAAGTAGAATTAAAAATAAAAAAACATCTACCTTATCCACAAAAATTAAATTATGAAAAATGTTTATATCCTTTCATATTATTCTCTAAAAAAAGATATGTTGGAAATTTATATGAAAAAGATGATGTTAATTATAAACAAAAATCTATGGGTATAGTATTAAAAAGAAGAGATAATGCTAATATTGTAAAAAAAGTATTTGGAGGAATTATAAATATTATTCTAAATTCACAAGATTTAGAATTATCTCTGAAATTTTTAAAAGAAGAATTAGAAGATTTGGTTTTAGGTAAAACAGATTTAAAAGATTTAATATTATCTAAAACTTTAAAAGGATATTATAAAGATCCTACTAAAATTGCCCATAAAGTTTTAGCAGATAGAATAACTTTAAGAGATGTTGGAAATAAACCAGCAGTAAATGATAGAATTCAATATATTTATATTAAAAATAAAGATGGTAAATTACAAGGAGATAAAATAGAAACTCCTGAATATATTATTGAAAATAAATTAGAACCTGATTATCTTCATTATATTACTAATCAAATTATGAAACCTGTTTTACAATTATATGTATTATGTTTAACTGAATTAAGTTATTATAATGAAATACCAGATTATTGGGAAAAAATAGAAGAAGAATTAAAACTTAAAGAAATGTATAAAGATGATAGAAGAAGAGCAAATAGATTAGAAAGTTTAAAATTACGAAAAGTTCAAGAATTATTATTTGATGAATTTATAAGTAAACTTCAAGAACCAAAAGTTAGAAAATCTACTAAAAAAGAAATAGTAAATACTAAAAAGGAACCATTGGAAACTAAAAAGGAATCATTAGAAACTAAAAGTAGAATATTGGAAGGTAATATTAGAATTATAGATAGTAAAGTAAAAAAAGCATTAACATGTAATATTGAAATTAAAAATAATACTAAAATCATTTATAAAGATGAAAAAATAATAACTGATGAAAAAATAACAAAAGATAAATTGTTAAAAAAGGTTTTAATTGAAATATATGATAAATATAAAGAAGAAGATTATAAAATTAATATTAAAATTAATTATAAACAATTTATAAAAGATTATAATACTATAATTGCTAAATATGAAGAATTATCAAAAATGAAAGAATTAAATAAAACTGATGTAAGTATTATTAAAAATTATAATCAAATTATTAAAAATGAAGAATTTATTAAAATAAAAAATAATATAAAATTATTAGAATAATATGGGAAATGGTAATTCAGGTCCTTCTTATATAGATCCTATAACTGTTTCTTCATATGATCCGCCAAATATCAAAAAAAAAGACTTAGTATATATTTCAGAAACATTTAGAGGAACTAGAATATATAATACTAATAAAAGTTCTATTAATTTAATTATGTTTATATTTATATTTTTAATGATTTTATTTATCATATATTTTTATTCTATATCATAAAAAATATATAAGGATAATTTTATTATATATAATTGTATGGGATTGTAGTTCAATGGTTAGAATATAGCTCTTATGAAGCTAAGACCCGAGTTCAATTCTCGGCAATCCTACACATTATTTTTTTAATTATAATTTATAACAAAAATAAATTATAATCAATATAATCAATATAATCAATATAATCAATATAATCAATATAATCAATATAATCAATATAATCAATATAATCAATATAATCAATATAATCAA